CACGGATTTCCTTAAGCATCTTTGGGTGAGCCATCCATACTGTGTTGGCTGCATCAAACTTAGATGAATCTTCAACAATGCCAAGAGCGTTGTTGATGTCATCAAATGAGAGTGCTCCACCTGTCTGGATTAGGTTTGCTCCTGCTGATCCTGGTGATACTGCACGGTATAGAGATGTAAACGGCTGACCGTCATCTCCATCTGCTGCTGCATGTACACCAAGGCAAGCATTATCAAATTTACGGGCCCAACGAGATGCCCATTCACGCTTATAAACTGAAAGTGTATCAACGAGTGAATCGTTAACATCTTCCTCTGAGATATGCATCAATTGTGCATACTTTCTTGCTGTCAATACGATTTCGTCTAGAGTTGGGTTTGATGCAGGAATTTCTGCGCCTTCTGCTACCACTACTGGTGCATCTCCAACAAAGCGAGGTACTGACTTAGTACGAGAAGCCATTACTTCACGACGGGCAAAACGCTCTACAGCAGAGTTAGCAATGAGATCCTGGATTACTGTGGACCCCTGCTCTTCTAGGATGTAGCCGTTAGCCTCTGTTAAATCAACACGACTAATTGTCATTTTATCCTCCTATGGATATATAGTTTATTAAATTGTAATGTGAATCGTCTAATTCATATTTTATTATAGGGCAAGCGTCCACTTACTCCCAATAGGTCTATTATAGCATTTAATTGCTACAACTTTCCAAGTATTTTAGCAGCCTGAAGTTGGGTTGCAGTGTATTGAGTGCTAACAGTTGCTTTTACAGCAGTATCTGCTTGACCTCCAACACGAAGTTTAGGATCAAATATTTCTGGAAGGTCTTCCTGAAGTTGCCTGAATTGGTCTTCAAATCCAACAACATCAAGATTTTCATCAAACTCAAATTTAGTCAAATCCATAAACTTGAGAAGTCTTCTTGGTTCTTTGACTCCTTCAGCAGAAATCTTTTGCAAAACCTTCTCGTGAAGAAGTTTTCCACTAAATTCTGCTATCTTTTGATTAGTGCTATTTAGATCAACTTCAAGTTGTTCTTTTTGTTCCCTGAACTTTTTGGCATCAGCCTTTGCACGGTCTAAAGCAGCAAGAACTGCCTTTGGATCATTCAAAGTTGCTTCTTCAGTTGTTACTTCAGGTGTTACCTGTTCTTCTGTGTTATTCGTTTCCAATTTCGCCTCCTGTGGCTTCCATCATAACATTATTGGTATTTGTATTTTGAGATAAAGTAGTTAATGATTCTTCTGTTGCTGCTATTGCTCTTGCAACTTCCAAATCATAACCCATTTCAATTAGAACTTGCTCAAGAGATACGCCAACTACTCGCTTCTTTACAGCAACCTCCCAAGCATCTAAACTATCAATGCTTTCAATGTCTTTCCATCTGACTTGAACATTTGGTTCCGCAGAATTTTCCATCTTTAGAATAAATCTAAACATATCTGCCCAAGTTGAACCAAAAGTAATTTGACGATCTTTTACCTTTGCGATAAGTGGTGATTCTGCAGTTCTGAGAGATTCTCCAGAAGGAATGCTTCCAGTCTTCTCAAAATAATGCAAAGGTGTGTTTGTAATTGAAGCCATAGCACGAACAAAGTCCTTAACTGGTTCTGTAAATACTTTGTGATCAGCAGGAGCAAACTCTCCAACTTTATCAACACCCTTAAGATACCAAAGTTCTCCTGGTCCATTCTTTAGGCGACCAATGTTTTCTTCTTCTGTTCCTGTTTCGTCAAAGTCTTCAAATTCAGAAGAGTTTCCTGAACCACCAAGAGCATAACGCTGTGGTGCTCCTTGATAATCAACAGTAATCATATGTGTAGTCATCAATTTGTTAATTGCATCTTGTGGTCCGTAAGCATCTGTGTGCTCTGGACGGCCATATTGCTTGGATGTGCGGAAATGGAATACTGGAACCTCTCCCCAAGGATTTTCCACTACAGAAACTGGCAAGAATCCGTTTGCAGAAACAATATTTACAACTTCTCCAGGCATTGTGTACTTTTCAATGCGATCTGCATAGTACATGTTCAGATGTGAAGTCTTCTTTGTGTGATCCATTGGATCTTCTGACTGCCATAATTTTGCGGCAAATCTCTTAATTCTTGGGTTCTCATCATCATAGACCATTACAGTTGTAAGTGGTGAGTTATAGTCTACTGTTGTGTTTCCGTTGATATCTGTCCAAACAATTGCGTAGCAATCGCCATAAACAAGTGCACGACGGTGAATTTCATCTGCATCAATCTGCAAATCATTCATTTCCCAGATATCTTGAATTTTTTGGTTTGCTTCCTCTGTGTTTGCTGTTATATTAGCAATTTCTAGACGATTAAGAACTGAATCTACTACAGTTCTAGCAAAGTTAAATCTAAAATTATTTTTGATGCCTCCCAATACACGAAGCCAACGATTATCAGAGAAAACCTCTAAATTGGTACCTTCGTAGTATTCTTCAGCAACTAAATAAGTATTTCTTCTATCTACTATTGTATCAATAGCCTTTTTAATGTCAGACATGTTGTCTCCTCAAATAATTTATTTGTTTTGTTTCTAGTTTTACTGCTTTGTTATCTAAGAAATACAAGATGCCAGAAACAACGGAATCAAGTACATCCTCATGCGATACCTTTGGAAAGGACCACATCTGTTCTTCCAGTACTGGGAAATGTGCTGTGTGTCGCACTTTTCCTTGTTGGTAGAAATTTAAAGCCTTGCCAGCACGAATCTGCTTTGAAAGACTTTGTGATTTGGATCTATATTTTGCAGGGACGGCTTTGAAAACATCTTTCCAAAGATCACCACCTTGGTTAACTTCAACATAAAGTACACCAACATCAAATTTGTCTACAAGATAAGCAACTTTATCTGCTATCTCTGATGGAGACATCTTGACTTGTTCAGCATGGCGTATATAGATATTGGCTTTGCCTAAACTATCTACGCCTCTAGACAATACAGATATACCCGTATAGTCAGAGATTTTATTTTTTGTTACGGCTGGGTCAATTGAGATAATAGTGTTGCCGTAATCTTCTAATTCTTCAATAATAATATCTTCGTTAGTCCAGAATGTTCCATCAGTATTTATTGGACGGTTCATATAGTTTTTCGCAAAGTCTCTTAGGTGTCTTTGTGACTCAAGCCACTCCAAAGGCCACTTTTCAGGCCATACAGAGCGTTCTGAACCATCGTCGTTAGGCATGATTGCTGGATAGTAATGTACCGTCACATTCTGGTCTTTAATCCAAGATAACTCAGGATCATCATAGCCTTCGCCATATTTTCTAAACTGATCCATTACAGAGTTAGGCATAGTGGTCGTTCCCACAAAAATCATACGAGCATAGATATTCATAGGAGCAATATCGTCAAATACGGTATTTTTCTGCTGCCCTGCCTGGTATTCAGAGTAGTTCTTTTCGCCTTTCTCAATATCGTCAAGAATGATTAGGTCTGGACGCTGGCCAAAGACCTTCTTTCCTAAAGAGTTAGTGTCAATACCATTAGCATCAAAAATAAAATCGTTGCTCTGAATAATACGCCAAGAATTTGATGCCATGGCACGACCTGAAGAATTAACAATTTTAGGCTTGCACAGGTCTGGATAATCTTCAATAAGGTATTCATTTGACTCCAATTCATTTTTAAAGGTCATAAGGTGGGTTTCGGCCTGGGATGCAGCATCTGAGAAAGCGGCAATAAACTTAACATGCCCATGAGCAGCAGCCCACATAGGTAAAATTAGAAAAATCCAAGTAGATTTGCCACATTCTCTTGGAGCAATGAAAGCATCACGATTTTCTTTAGGGTTTTGTGGCTTATGTATCCAAGATTTTCCATATTCTGCTAAATCAGTATGAAATTCAGACAGAGTTATCTCTCCATGAGGATTCATAAGGTGATGAGGCAAATATATCAAAGCAAATAGCAATGGATCATACTTAGTTAACTCTCTACGCCCTTCAGAAAAGGATAGGAGTTCTAAGGGAATGCCGTCTAAAATATCAGTTGCTAACATTTACCCCTTCTTCGCCAAAATCTCATAAATATGATCTACTCGTTCTTCAATTTTTTCTAACTTCTTGCTATTAATCTCAACTTTATCTTTAATGCTAGTGCCACTATTAGGTCTAAGTTCTGCTAAGGTTTTGATCATATATCTCATCATTCCAAAGAATCCTCCTGTTACGCCTAACACTATTACTCCTATTGCTGATATGGCTTCTGGTGACATTATAATACCTTTCCAGATTTGGTTTTGTGGAGAATATTTTTTGCAGACAGCGAAATTTGTAAAAAGATAACGGCCTTCCTAACGGGTACCCCTATCATATCAAACCTCACTTGTCAAACCTTCTTTTATAAAACCTTTGTTTCTCATAGCCTCATTACGAGCCTTTGCTTCATTCAATAGATCTATAATGGCCAAGTCTTGTCCATCCTTTTGTCTATTCTCATTGATAACAGTAGACTTTCCTTCTATGAGATTGATTGTTTGTATTGCTTTATGGACAGCATTGGCCAATTTGTTTAAACCATCGCTATCAAGAGCATCTTGCATTAGGGCTTCTACACATCTATCTAATACTGCTTGTGCTGCTATAAGTTTTTCTTTATCAGAATAGAATACTCTTAAATCCCCCGCCATTTTCGCCAGGGTATCAATAGTAGGCATATCTATATTGCGCTCTACAAACCACTTTTTGGCGGTATGGTAAGACTTTGGATATTGTAGATATCTGAGTGTTGGACCAATACCCATTTCTTTGGCTGTCTCTATAAATTCTGTTATTTGTTCTTCAGTAAATTGTCTATATCCCACGATATCCTCCTGTAAGGTTTGATAGATAGAAAAATTTGGCAGAATTTGACATTACGGCGCATCTTTGATAGAATTCCCACCAATATAAAACCATCATTTCAAATATCATCCATCTTCTCTAACAGACCTTCTATCATTTCTATTAGATTATCATCTAAACCTATGTCTAATGTCATTTCAGTCGTATTCTTGGTATCAAAGAAAGTTAGAATAAACTTTAAGTTTCCGTCTCTATACTCTACTTCTCCTGCATATGGGAATAGTGTCATATCTTCCTTATACCGTCCAAATTTGACCTAGTTTGTACATCATTGCAATTGTATCATCCAAATAAGGGTGAGACAGTAAAAAGAGGTAACCAAAAACTGTCCCACCCAATTGGTGAGTAGACTTGGCTTCTGCATTAGCAACAGGGAGACAAGTACTACAAGTATATCATGTTCTGCGTTGTTTCGCTTGTGCTTTCTTGGTAATAATTACCCAGCAGGGCTTACAGTAACTAATGCGACCATCTGCAGCACTTCTATAAATACCAAATTGAGATATTGGCTTCTTGGTCTTGCATTTAGCACAAGTCTTAGCATCACGAATGATTGTTGGGCCATTCTCAATTCTGTTTTGTCTTTTTTCTTCACTTATTATATTCTGGCAGGGCTTACAGTAGTACTGGAAACCTCTCTTTACCGTGGCAGATCTGTGAAATTCAGACTCTGGCTTTGATTCTTTGCATTTTGGACATCTATACA